TTACTTTAAACGCCAGGGGCCTTTCTCCTCGACTTGCTCCACCATTCCCTCTGACTCAAGTTCGCGGAGAAGGGCTACTGCCCAGTATTGTTGCTGTGTACTTGGGGCTTTAGGGTAATCTCCCCAATCCAGACCGCAGAGACGAAATACTTCTGCTTGCTTAACGCCTTTACCATTTATGCGTCCATCAGGATGCTTTGCCAAAGCAGCAAGAGCTAATTCTTTAGCTTTAGTACGAAGTTCTAAGCCCTGTCTCTGTAACTCATTCATAATCAATCTCCCTGATAATCAAGACCGTCCTAATGATACTCCGCGAATGTCAGGCGCGCACGTGAGCTGCATCTAAGGATGATTGACCCATGGTTGCCAGGGGATTAAAGCGTAGGGCCGTTTCCAGATGATCGGGCGCGAGGTGGGCATAGCGCATGGTCATTTTTATGTCGTGGTGGCCGAGGATTTTCTGGAGGGCAAGGATGTTCCCACCTGACATCATAAAGTGTGCTGCAAACGTATGGCGTAGAACGTGGGTAAGTTGACCGCGCGGGAGCACAATAGAGGTCTTATCCATTACGGATAAAAACTGAAAATAGCAGTCAGTAAAGAACTTGAAGCCGTCCAGGGCAATGATTTCTTCGTATAGATCTTTGCTGATGGGAATACTGCGGTTCTTTTTACCTTTGGTCCTGACGAAAGTGATTCGGTACTTAGTGACCTGGGAACGAGTGAGATTCACAGCTTCGCGCCAGCGTGCTCCGGTACTCAGGCAGATTTTAACGACCAAAGCGAGTAGGGCGCTTTGGCGCTGGCAGTCGTATAGAAGTTCTGTGATCTGTTCATGTGTTAGCCAGGCCATTTCTTTTTCGGCAATAGTGAACTTGCGCATGCTTTCCAGTGGGTTTGGTGCAGCCCATTCTCCAAGGCGGGCCAGCTCGCTAAACACACTGCTCAGATAGCTTTGCTCCAAATTGATAGTTACCGGGCTGGCACCTTTCTTCCACTTCTCGCTAAAGTAGATTTCACCTGTCAGGCGCTTGTCACGGTAATGCGCAAACAATTTCGAGCTGAGATCAGTAGCGAGAGGGTTTCCGAGTGCATCGACCATTAGGACCAACTTGTCGTAAACATTCTCGCCAGCGGTCAGGGATTTGCCGTGTAGTTTGAACCAGAGTTCAACGACGTCTTTCAGCGTTCGGCGGTCTACTGATTCACCCAGCCAAGGCTTGGTCTCAGTTTCATCCATCGTGTGACGTTCAAAAGCTAATGCTTCGCCTTTGGTGGCGAACTGCTTGCGCACACGGCGGCCACTGCGTCCGGCGGGATAGCACTCACATATCCATTTTCCTGTGGTAAGTTTTCTTATGCTCATTGAGTGTAATCAAATAGTTGCAGATACTGTAATTATATACAGATATTGGGAGTTCTAACAAAATTTAAGCTCCTGCAGGTAGTTTAATCGGTTTAACTTGCAGTGCATTTGCAGCACTTGAAAGAAGACTGGAGACTATAGCAGGGGATGTTAAACCGATTTGAAATGCCAGAAATGGTTGGATTTTGTCTCCATTTGCGAGGTATAAACTAGTTACGAAACTGCCTAGCAATGGAAGTGCAATGATGCAAAATAATAAATAGAAAAAATAAAACCCATTACTAAATTTGTCATTTTGAGCAAGATGGTAGTGACCTAACAATTTATACGCACCCAAGATCAACCCACCCATCAACGCTACAAATAGTGTGAATGAATTGTTGACTGCGAAATCTAACGCATTGTTTTGTAATAAAGAAACAGCATCTTGTGCAGTGTTGTTCATTTAATTAAATTCCCTTTCTTGGTTGAAAAGAAATCGATAAACTTATCAGTGATAGTGGCATCATTATAAAACCTTTCCTTGGTGGTGAACAAATAATCACCTTTCTTGCTTTTTCGTGGGTAAATTTTTACTGTATCGCTTAGTTCGGTATTTTTATGTATTTCTTTTAGTATGTCATCTCTACTTAGATTCGTTTCTTTTGCTATGCCATCAATTGTTCTTGCTATGTAATTTTTATTTGTAAGTGCCCTTATTATAAGGTTTTTTTTGTTGTTGTTTTGATTGCTGTTCATAATTTCAATCCTCTTTTTTAATAATCATTTCAACTTATAGTGATTATGATTTTAGCTATCAATTCTACATCGTCAATATTAGATTCAAAACTTATATCATCGTTGATTATTTTGATCTTATTATTTGGCATTTTAAATATTTTCCTGATGCTATACATACTATCGATCTTTACCACCCATTCGCCATCGATGATATTATTACTAATTTCTTGAGCTAAATATGTTTTTTTTGGGGTGCTATAAGCCATAGAAATAGATGTGTTGTCAGGGATTATTCTTTTGTCGACCGCAAGGAACCCATCTGAAAATACTTTACCATCTTCTAACCGATAAGTTGGAAGAGAAATAGTTGAACTTTGAGATAATGAATTTTTTTCACCTTCTCCAAAAACTAACCATCTAAGAGATACACCAGTTTCTAAAGAGCACTGAATTACATAATCCGCGGGAAATGTATCGCGAAGATAACGGTTTGCAAGTGTGCTGCTTGAGATTCCCAACTGCTCACATAGTGATTGTTTAGTAGTGAACCCATAAGCTTCGATCATGCGATCTATGGCTGCTTTTCCACCTCTACGTAAATCCATAAAAAATCCCGAAACGTGAGTAAAAATCTTGACACTCACGTTTCGTGAGTTTAGATTCATCTCGAAACGTGAGTAATTCACTTGTTATCCCGGCTCACCACAAGCCAATAGGAGATGTTGCATCATGACCCCGAACATTTCAATCACTCTGAATACGCCGCACGTCACAATTGAACGTTATAGCGAGCTGACTGGACTACCTGTAGACACCATTAACGACATGCTTGCTGATGGTCGTTTGCCTCGCCACCGTCTGCGTAAGGACAAAAAGCGCGAGAAGGTGATGATCAACATTGTCGCGCTGACTGTAGATGCACTCTCTGATTGCAATGTCGCTATTAATTAGTTCCATTTTGAGATACATCGGAGCCGCTGGCTATGTTTGACTACCGAGTTTCCAAACACCCGCATTTTGAAGAAGCCTGCCGTGCCTTTGCCTTACGTCACAACATGGCGAAGTTGGCAGAACGCGCTGGAATGAATGTTCAAACCCTACGTAACAAGCTAAACCCGGAACAACCGCACCAGCTCACCGCGCCGGAAATCTGGCTGCTTACCGATCTAACTGAAGACGCAACGTTGATTGATGGATTCTTGGCGCAAATTCATTGCTTGCCATGCGTGCCAACCAATGAAGTTGCACGGGAGAAAATGCCGCAGTATGTCCTGAAAGCTACTGCCGAGATCGGCCGTGTCGCTGCGAGTGCGGTTTCTGGAGTTCAGCTAAACGCTACCACCCGCCGTCAGGTTGTTGAAAGCGTAAACTCAGTGACTCGCTTGATGGCTTTAACCGCTATTTCGCTGCAGGCGCGTTTACAGGCCAACCCTGCAATGGCAAGTGTCGTCGATACCGTGACGGGTCTTGGCTCGTCTTTTGGGCTGAGCTGAGGTGTTTATGCTGAATAACGAACCTTCATTCGCATCACTGCTGGTTAGGCAAAGCCCGGCAATGCATTACGGTCATGGCTGGATTCACTTACCTGATGGGAAAAAGTGGCATCCGTGTATTGAATTGTCTCCCCGGCAGCAGGCTGTCCGGGGAATAGGTAAAAAGAGATTGCTACAACGTCTAAGTTTTAACGTGGCAGGCATCCTGCAAACCAGGCGAAAAGCTTTTCCTGGAAGCTGAGTTTAGTGTCGTCAGTCCGACCACATGCAATAGCTGCTCTTTTGTAGGCTGGATTTAACAAAGAACCGAAAGGTGCGGAATCAGAGTGATGCAGCGTTTTCAATTTTTGTGCGATCAGTTCCGGGGTCAGTTCATCCCCAGCATAAAGCAATTCCCCGTACTGGCGGCTTTGTACGGTAGCACGCTCGGAAATAATTGCGGGTTGCCACACAAGTTGAATTGTTGCGATTACAACAACGGGCAAAGCGAACAACCATTCCAATCCTGTATCGGCAAATACTGCAGTACCGCTAATAAGCTGGATAGCTGTCATCAATTTTTCAGCCCTACCGTGAAGCGTTGCCGTCATTGCCTCAAGGTAATAGCAGTAATGCAATTGGAAATATTCGGAGCTTTGTTTAGTCATGCCGGATTCCTATTTTTTATCTTGCCCCGGTTCTGGCTTAGGTGCAGGGGCAGGACGAGGCAATACATGGAAGTTGTCAGAGTCTGACATCAGGTTTCTCCTTCGAGGGGTAGATGATTGTTGGCGCAAATAGTCTACCACCAAGGCACGCGCCGGGCGTGTGAAAAAATTCCCGGCACAACTTCAAATAGGTATATGTACGACGAGATAGGAGGGGGCAATGGCTATTGATGGCCCGGCGGCGACTGTTCCACTAAGCCCCGGCAAACGTCTTGACGGACTGAACCATATTGCGGAATTACGCGCAAAAGTGTTTGGCCTGAATATTGAGTCGGAGCTTGAAAGGTTCATTGAAGATATGCGAGACCAAAGGGACGTTAACAATAAACAAAATGAGAGAGCACTAGCAGCCATATTTTATATGGCAAAAATTCCGGCAGAACGTCATGGCGTCAATATTAGTGATCTGACTACTGACGAAAAACGGGAACTGATTAAAGCAATGAATCATTTTCGTGCAGTGGTGAGCTTATTTCCAAAACGGCTAACCATGCCGAATTAATCCACAACAGAAATTAATGGCGTAAACCCGCCGGGCTTCTTATTGCCCAAATTCAGGAGAAACAACTATGCGAAATATTGAAATCCGTATCACCAAAACCGGACCAGATGATGCTGGTCTGTGCCAGCTGTTTAACGATGCTCGTCTGGATGAACGGAAAAGCTGCGCCTTTGCCGTTTCAATCCGAATGGAGGCACTGGCGATCCACATCCTGCAGAAGGGTTTGAATGGAGTAGAGGCAGCGGAGTTACTGCGTCGTGAAGTGGCGCGTTATGAAGCGGAATCTCGGGGGGACTGGCACTGATGGCTGATTCAATGGACCTCGTACAACAGCGCGTTGAAGAAGAACGCCAGCGCCACATCCACACCGCCCGCAAAAGAGCGCCGGGCGTTTCTCGTGTTCTCTGCATTGATTGTGATGCACCGATCCCGCCAGAACGCCGCCGTGCTATTCCGGGTGTGCAGTGCTGTGTCACCTGCCAGGAAATCGCAGAGCTGAAAGGCAAACACTATAGCGGTCGTGCTGTATGAACAGCATCGATCCGCGTTGCTTCGCCGCTAATTCCATTAACACCATTAGTATTTCAGGTGGCAAAGATAGTCTTGCGCAGTGGCTAAGGGCCATTGAAAACGATGTTCCACATATTTCTGTCTTTGCTGATACGGGTCATGAGCACCCGCAGACGATGGAGTATCTGGATTATCTGGAATCAAAACTGGGCAAGGTTATCCGCGTAAAAGCTGATTTCACGCGCCAGATAGAAGGGAAACGTAAATTCATTGCGGAAAAGTGGCCCATTTCTCTGGTTCAGGAATGCGGTATGTCGCCGGATGAGGCCGCAGAACGTATCCATCGGGCACTGGAAATCCTTAAACCAACCGGCAATCCGTTTCTTGATTTGTGCATATGGAAAGGCCGTTTTCCTTCAACAAAGGTCCGTTTCTGCACGTTTGAGCTGAAACATGAGCCGGTGCGGACGCAGGTGATCGTCCCTGCTCTGGACGAATACGACGAAGTAATCAGCTGGCAGGGCGTCCGGGGACAAGAATCACCGGCGCGTGCTTTGCTGCCTGAGTGGGAGGAAGACGCTGACGATACACCGGGCCTTCATGTGTATCGTCCGATCCTCAACTGGCTGCATGAAGATGTGTTCGCCCTTGCCAGACGCCATGGCATCAAACCTAATCCACTTTATCTGCAGGGCTGCAGCCGTGTCGGTTGTATGCCATGTATTCATGCCCGTAAGTCCGAGCTTGCAGAGATTTTCCAGCGTTGGCCCGAAGAAATCCGTCGAGTGGCTGAATGGGAAAGGATGGTTGCGGAATGTTCGCGCCGTGGCAATTCAACATTCTTTCCGTCCACACATGACCCTCGCCGGGCTGAAAAACGTATTGAGGTCATCACCGTTGATGCTTATGGCATTGAGTCTTACCGCGACTGGGCTTTAACCACTCGCGGTGGTGCGCAGTTCGATCTGCTGGCTGGAATGAACGATAAGGCGGTGTGCAGCAGTGTTTATGCCGGAGTCTGCGAGTGACGGATATCAGTTCAGGCCGGCTCACCGCTTCATTTGAAACTGAACCTCCCGGTAGTGTTGAGAATACTACCGGGCCTTATTCGTGGAATACCCCAAAAAAAGCGGTTAATCCGTATCTGGACCCGGCGGAAGTTGCGCCGGAGTCTGCGCTTTCAAACCTGATCACTCTTTACGCTGCGGACAACAAGCATGAACATCTGCGCCGCAAAGCTGTGAGTAATGAGGTCTGGGAACGCTATTTCTTCAATGAATCCCGCGATCCTGTTCGGCGTGAAATGGAACAGGACCAGCTCATCAGTCGCGCCAAAATGACCCGTGAGCAGCAGCGCGTTAACCCTGATTTGGTTATCTTGTCTGATGTAAGCGCCATGCCTGCCCATATCAGCAAGCCTCTGATGGAGCGGATTAAATACTTACATAGCCTGGGCAGGGCTAAAGCCTATTCCCGCTATCTGCGTGAAACAATCAGGCCTTGTCTTGAGCGGCTGGAGCGCGTGCGTGACAGTCAGGTGTCTGCCTCTTTCCGGTTCATGGCGAGTCATGACGGGCTGGAGGGGCTGCTGGTATTGCCTGAAATGAATCAGGATCTGGTCAAGCGCCTTGCCACGCTGGTTGCGGCTCATATGAGCATGTGTCTTGATGCGGCCTGCGGTGATTTGTTTGTCAGCGATGATGTAAAACCAGAAGAAATCCGCCAGGCATGGGAAAGGGTTGCCGCAGAGGCCATGCGCCTTGAGGTTATTCCGCCTGCATTCGAGCAGTTACGCCGCAAAAAACGCCGCCGCAAGCCGGTGCCTTATGAACTGATCCCACCGTCGCTGGCGCGCATGCTGTGTGCGGACTGGTGGTATCGCAAACTGTGGCAGATACGCTGCGAGTGGCGGGAGGAACAGTTGCGCGCCGTCTGCCTGGTCAACAAAAAAGCGTCCCCGTATGTCAGTTATGAAGCGGTGATCCACAAACGCGAGCAGCGCCGCAAATCGCTGGAGTTCTTCCGCTCGCATGAGCTGGTCAACGAAGACGGTTACACGCTGGACATGGAAGATGTGGTGAACGCCAGCAACAGCAACCCGGCACACCGCCGTAATGAAATGATGGCCTGTGTTAAAGGGCTGGAACTGATCGCGGAAATGCGCGGAGACTGCGCCGTGTTCTATACCATCACCTGCCCGTCACGCTTCCACGCAACCCTCAACAACGGCAGGCCAAATCCGAAGTGGACCAGTGCCACGGTCCGACAAAGCAGTGACTATCTGGTTGATACATTCGCCGCTTTCCGCAAGGCCATGCACAAGGCTGGGTTGCGCTGGTACGGCGTCCGCGTTGCAGAGCCGCACCATGACGGCACCGTGCACTGGCATCTTCTGTGCTTTATGCGCAAAAAAGACCGTCGCTCCATCACCGCGCTGCTGCGTAAGTTTGCAATCCGTGAAGACCGCGATGAGCTGGGCACCAATACCGGGCCGCGCTTCAAGTCTGAGCTAATCAACCCGCGCAAGGGCACGCCGACCAGCTACATCGCCAAATACATCAGTAAGAACATCGACGGGCGCGGGCTGGCTAAAGAAATCAGCAAAGAAACCGGCAGATCACTGCGTGACAGTGCCGAGCATGTCAGCGCCTGGGCGTCACTGCACCGTGTCCAGCAATTTCGTTTCTTTGGTATTCCGGGTCGTCAGGCATACCGCGAGCTGCGCTTGCTGGCTGGTCAGACGGAGAGAGTGCAGGGCGAACGCAAAGCGGGTGCGCCGGTACTGGATAATCCGCGTCTGGATGCGGTACTGGCAGCTGCAGATGCGGGTTGCTTTGCCACCTACATCATGAAGCAGGGCGGTGTACTGGTTCCCCGCAAACATCACCTTGTCCGCACGGCTTATGAGCTTAACGACGAACCGAGCGCCTACGGCGATCACGGTATCCGTATCTATGGCATCTGGTCCCCGATTGTAGAGGGCAAGATTTGCACGCACGCGATGAAGTGGAAAAAGGTTCGTAAGGCCGTTGACGTTCAGGAGGCGGCAGCCGACAAGGGCGCTTGCGCCGCTTGGACTCGTGGCAATAACTGTCCCCCTGTTGAAAATTTGAACCAATCAGGGGGAGATTTACCTGAAACCAGCGAGCCGGAGGCGCTACCGGATCTCCATAATCTGAGCGCGAAGGAACGGCGGGAGCTGACGGCGCGGTTGAGATTGGTAAAACCGAAGCGGCGGAAAGGCTACAAACAGCAGATTAGCAATCATCAGCGCCAGCAGCTTGATGCTGAACTGAGGTCTAGGGGATTTGATGCGAGTGATACCGAGGTGGATCTGCTTTTGCGTGGCGGCAGTATCCCGTCCGGGGCCGGGCTGCGTTTGTTCTACCGAAACCAGCGCCTGCAGGAAGATGATAAATGGCGGCAGTGGTACTAATAGGGCTGGAATGAGGCTATCTATTAATCAAAGGGTTAGCTGAGTAAAAAACTATTTCAGCTTTAAATACATATGATGTACTGTATATATAAACAGTAATATTGGGAGGGAGTTGTGAACGATTTGTTCATGGAGTCACTTGCACTGCAACGGATAGAACTTATGGCCCGGCTGGTCGCCAGCTCAGATTGTAGCGATGACGACAAGGAGGTGGCGATCTCCTGGCTGTCGGAGTTGACGAGTGATCTGGTTACCAGGCTAAATGAGTACGGAGTAAGGCAAGATGAAAGCACGCATTAGTGATTTTGCACCGTGGGAATCTCCCTCCCATACAGCATACGGCGACTTGATAACGCAGTGCATGTCTATGGTGCATGGATTCGCATGATCCAAAAAGGATCGCAACGGGTCGGGGTCGCCAGAATTGGCGCGCTTTCCGGCCCGTCATGCACCTGCATGAAAACCACTCCATAAAGCGGGCAGGCGTGGCGGGGATACGAGCGCGCGCAACATCATATTATGAAGTTTGGATCTACTAGTAACATGATGTATAAAGTAAGAAAAAGTGGGGGCGTCATGAAAAAAAATTTTACCGATGAGCAGCAACGACAGCTTATAGGGCATCTCACAAAAAAAGGATTCTATCAAGGTGTCAATATCAAGTTGACTGTCTTTTTGTGTGGTGGTGATGTGGCGAATCACCAATCGTGGCGCCATCAGTTTTCTCAGTTTTTGGCGAAAGCAAACAATGTTGATGTTTTTTATCCAGAAGATCTATTTGATGATCTTTTGGCTGGTCAAGGGCAACATAGCCTGTTAAGTTTGGAAAATATTCTTGCCGAGGCTGTTGACGTTATAATACTTTTCCCTGAAAGCCCAGGTTCATTCACAGAGTTAGGGGCTTTTTCTAATAATGAGAATCTAAGAAAGAAATTAATATGCATCCAGGATTCTAAGTTTAAATCGAAGCGTAGTTTTATAAACTATGGTCCCATTCGATTATTAAGAGAGTTGAATTCAAACTCTGTTTTAAGATGTAGTTTAAGTGAGTTAAAAGAATTGTGTGAAGCTTCTTTAGATGTCGCAAAGAAAGTGCCATTTTATAGGAAGTTAATGAGATCTATTAACCGCGTATTGAAGGATAATAAGGTTCCAAAAGATATTGGTAACATTTTATATGCGGAGAGGTTTTTATTACCATGTATTTATTTATTAGATGGTATCAACTTTCGGACGTTAAATGAATTGGCTTACAAAGCACTAAAGCAGGATGAAGTTCTATCTAAGATTATTGTAAGATCCGCTGTTTCTCGCTTGATAAATCAGCGGAAGGTTCTTCAAATGACAGATGGGTACCAAGTTACTGCTTTGGGGGCGGATTACGTGAGGAGTGTCTTTGATAGAAAGAGACTCGACCGATTGCGACTTGAGATCATGAATTTTGAAAATCGTAGAAGATCAACGTTTAACTATGATAAGATTCCATATGCGCACCCTTAGCGAGAGGCTTACCATTCGTGGGAACCTCTGGATGCTGCTTCGGCATCCTGCATGTAATCTGAGTTACTGTCTGTTTTCCTTGTTGGAACGGAGAGCATCGTCTGATGCTCTCCGAGCCAACCAGGAAATCCGTCTTTTTTGACGTAAGGGTGCGCAACTTCCATGAAATCCGCTGAACATTTGAACACTTTTAGACTGAGGCATCTTGGCCTCCCTGTCATGAATGATCTGCATGATATGTCTAAAGCAACCCGCATCTCTGTTGAAACTCTTCGCTTGTTGATTTACAGAGCCGATTTTCGTTATAAAATTTACAGCATAAAGAAGAAGGACTCTCATAAGGTCAGAACGATATATCAGCCTTCTCGTGAATTGAAAGCCTTACAAGGATGGGTGCTGTGTAATATTCTTGATAAACTGTCATCTTCTCCATTTTCAATTGGTTTTGAGAAGCATCAATCTATATTGAACAACGCTACGCCACATATTGGTGCCAACTTCATACTTAATATTGATTTGGAGGATTTTTTCCCAAGTCTGACTGCGAAAAAAGTTTTTGGAGTATACCATTCTTTGGGTTATAACAGAGCAATATCCTCATGTCTAACTAAAATCTGTTGCTATCAAAATTTGCTCCCTCAAGGTGCTCCGTCATCTCCTAAATTAGCTAACCTAATATGTTCTAAACTAGATTATCGGATACAGGGTTATGCTGGTAGTAGAGGACTGATTTATACTCGGTACGCTGACGATTTGACATTATCAGCTCAATCAATGAAAAAAGTGCTTAAAGCCAAGGATTTTCTCTTTTCTATAATACCAACTGAAGACTTGGTTATTAACACTAAAAAAACTTGTATTAGTGGTCCGAGAAGTCAAAAGAAAGTTACAGGCTTAGTTATTTCCCAAGAGAAAGCAGGCGTTGGTAGACTTAAGTACAAAGAGTTGCGGGCGAAAATACATCATGTTTTTGCCGGTCGTTCACAAGAGATAGAGCATGTCCGTGGGTGGTTATCATTCCTTTCAAGTGTTGACTTAAAAAGCTATAGAAGATTATTAGTTTATATTAGTAAATTAGAAAAAAAATATGGATTGAATCCTCTAAGTAAAACGAAGACCTAGTGGTCTTCGTTTTAAATCATAATTTGTATGTTGAAAATGTGAGAATTGGCTCGTCTAACCAGTCATTCAACTCCTGCAGACGCTTCTGTAGGGGGATCAATTCGTTGCGGACAAATACTAAACTTGCCTTCTCCACATCCCCAAACCCTCCAACATTGCTCGGCATAATCCCCATCATCTGAGGCGGAACGCGGTGCGCTGCCATCATGTCATCGCGGCTCACGTTTTTGATATTCAGAAATTCATCTTTTGCCGCCACCTCTGACAGCGGGATGATCTGGATGCCGTCCTTCTTTCCGTTGGGTGAGTACATGAACAGGTTGCGGAAGTTGCCCGGCCCTTTGGCGCTTTTCATCGCCTGGCGGATATTGTTCACATCCTCCTGGTTCTGCGCGGCATCGGTCATGTACATGATGAAGCCCGCATGGCTGCCGTTAATGTAATATTTACGGCGGAACAGCGTGGCGGACTCATTTAGCAGGGCGGAAGGAATAGCGGACAGATATTCCGGCAGGCCGTAAATCTCCTGGTTTAAATCCGGCTCCATCAGGTGAAAAATGCTGCCTTTTGTGAATTCATATGGCTGCGTGGTCATGCCGTACTGCACAAACCAGTAGGTATCCAGATCTAATCCGCGTCGGGTGTATTTCGCCAGCGATGGCTCCAGCGACAGAATGCCGCCGAGCCGGTTGGTTCGTTTCTCCAGATAAGCGTTACCAAACACTAGGTAGTCCTGCACAAAGCGGCTGAATGCCTGCTGACTCAGTAGTGGATGTGGGATAAATGTGCTGGTCAGAATGTTGCGTTTGACGGCAATAGGCGAGCTGTGGTGCACGGCGGCACGATAGGTCCGTGCAAGCCCGTCAAAGCTAACCGGCGGCTCATACCAGCGGTCCATCTGCACGCATTCCACATAATCCAGCAGCTCGCGGCGGTCTAACACCGGGATCGGATCGCCAAAACTGAATGCTTCTGTCGTCGCCGCTTTATTCGGCAGTTTTTCAGGTTCAATTGTGCCCAGATTGGCGGCCTCGTTTTGTTCAGGCATTAAAAAATCTCCACAATGTTGCTGGTATTGGCGGATTCACCCTGCAGCGGTTCGTTAAACAGTGCGTGCATCGTTGCCCAGGCCAAATCTGCATGGCTGGCTTCTTCGCTGCGGCTGGCTTCGTAGGTAGGGCGGTTGCCGCTGGCGGTGGTGGCCCGGCGGATAGCCATAAAGGACTGCGCAATGTCGGTGTGCCCGGCGTCGAACTCCAGACGGCGGTGGCTGATAATGTCGTATGCTTTGAGCACCAGGGCGTTTTTGACGTTGGGGTTGTAGACAAACTCCCGCACGGCAGGAAAGAACGCTTTCACGTTCTCATAAACACCGTGCCCGACGCCGGTCGAGTCGATACCGATATAGGTCACGTTGTACTGTTGAGTTAGTTTTTTGATAGCGTCCGCCTGGGCGCGGAAGTCCATCCCGCGCCACTGGTGACGCTCCAGAATGCGGAACTTGCCACCCGGCACGGTGGGCGGGGCCATGACTACACAGCCTGCGCTGTCACCGTTCTGCGTACCTTTCGCCGGGTCGTAACCAATCCAGACTTCTCGCCAGCCAAACGGGCGTAGCGCCAGCGCCTGAAAATCGGTCCAGACTTCCCAGCTGTCCACCATGCACGCCTGCAGCTCGCTGAGCGGGAATACTGACGCCAGATCGTCAATAAATTCGCACATCAGCAGGTTCTGGTATTCATCCGGGCTGTACTCCATGCGCAACTGGTCGAGGTCGAACAGGTTACAGCCGCCACGCACGGCATCTTCCACGGTGACGATCTGGCGATACTGTCCGTCCGGGCAGAGCAGGCCAGGGGCCAGACTGGCGTGGGTCAGGTCAATATCCACCTTGTCAGTCCTGGCGCGGCCCCGGTTAAACAGCGCGCCGGACCAGAACGGATAAGCGCTGTGGGTCAGGCTCGATGGTGTCGAGAAGTAGGTTTGTCGCCATTTCTTGTGAATGGCCATACCGGAGGCAACCTTGCGCAGTTCCTGGAATTTCGGTATCCAGAAATACTCATCAAGGTACAGGTTGCCGTGGTAGCTCTGCGCCGTTCGGGCGTTGGTGCCTAAGAAGTACAATGCTGCGCCATTGGGTAGCACCATAGGATCGCCTTTCAGCTCCACCTCAACTTCTTTGGCAAAGTCGATGATGTACTGCTTAAAAACGTGCGCCTGCGCCTTACTGGCAGAGAGGAAAATCTGGTTGCGCCCGGTGGTGATGGCATCAATCAGCGCTTCGCGGGCAAAAAAGAAGGTCGCCCCGATCTGGCGCGACTTGAGCAAATTGCGAATACGGTGGCGATTGCCTGCTTCCCACCAGTGGCGCTGGTAGGCAAACATCGAATGGTGGAAAATCTCCTGCAGCTTTTCGATTTGTTCGTCGGTAAACAGATTCTTTTCCGGCTGTTTGCGCGGGCCTTTGTTGCGGTTCGCCACGTTGGGGTTAAGGTCGGCCTCGTTGCCACCATCGTTAAATTTGCCGATCCGGGCGTGGCGCTCTGACTGGCGCGCCAGCAGGTCAATTTCCTTGAAATCTTTCCCTTCTTTCTGCTCCTTCATGATGAGCTGGCAGTAACGTGCGGCGGTGGTGAGCTGCATCTGATCCAGCGGCCCATAGTCGCACCATTTGTCGCGCTTCTTCCAACTGTGAACGGTTGCAACTTTCTCGCCCAGCATTTCAGCAATGCGGGCTACGCGGTATCCCTGAAAGTACAGCAGCATGGCCTGCCGACGGGGATCGAGGTCTGTGGGGGTCAGTGTCGTGTTCATGGCCCAAACATACGGCCTTGGATGGCGGCTTTCCCCGGCTGCGGTTTGTGTGGTTTACCGTACAAATACAGCGCGTTGTCTCACTACCCCCATCACCGCAAACATAAGGCTCCAGTAAGTTATTTCTAACGGAGCACGGCTCATGACAGTGAAAGCAAAGCGTTTCCGTATCGGGGTGGAAGGTGCCACTACTGACGGGCGCGAGATCCAGCGTGAATGGCTGGTACAGATGGCTGCCAGCTACAACCCGATGGTCTATACCGCGCTGATTAACCTTGAGCACATCAAGTCTTATCTACCGGACAGCACTTTTAACCGCTATGGCAGGGTGACGGGGCTGGTAGCAGAAGAAATCCAGGATGGGCCGCTTGCGGGCAAGATGGCGCTTTATGCTGATGTCGAACCCACGGACGCCCTGGTGGAACTGGTGAAAAAGGGCCAGAAGCTTTTCACCTCCATGGAGGTCAGCACGAAGTTTGCCGACACCGGCAAAGCCTACCTTGTGGGGCTGGGGGCGACGGACGATCCGGCGAGTCTGGGTACTGAAATGCTGGCATTCAGCGCCAGCGCAGCACACAACCCGCTGGCGAACCGTAAGCAGAACCCTGAAAACCTGTTTTCGGAAGCAGTTGAAACGCTGATCGAACTGGAAGAAGCCCAGGACGAAAAGCCGTCCCTCTTTGCCCGCGTCACCGCGCTGTTCACCAAAAAAGAACAGACCGACGATGCGCGCTTCTCTGATGTGCATAAAGCCGTGGAGCTGGTCGCTACTGAGCAGCAGAACCTGAGCGAGCGCACTGACAAATCCCTGTCCGATCAGAACCAGCGTCTTTCTGAACTGGAGTCCTCCCTGCAGGAGCAGCAGACCGCCTTTGCCGAGTTACAGCAGCAGCTGAGCCGCGAAGACAGCCGCAAGGATTACCGCCAGCGCGCGCCGGGCAGTGACGCACCGGCAGGCACCCTGACCAATTGCTGATGGAGCATAAAACCCGATGAAAAAGAAAACCCGCTTTGCCTTTAACGCTTACCTGCAGCAACTGGCGCGCCTGAACGGTGTGGAGGTTGAAGAACTGTCCAGCAAGTTTACCGTGGAGCCGTCCGTGCAGCAGACGCTGGAAGACCAGATCCAGCAGTCCGCCGCTTTCCTGACGCTGATTAACATCACACCGGTCACTGAGCAGTCCGGTCAGTTGCTGGGGCTGGGCGTGGGCAGCACCATTGCCGGAACCACCGATACCACCACCAAAGAGCGCGAGCCTACCGATCCGACGCTGATGGAAGACGTGGAATACAAATGCGAGCAGACCAACTTTGATACGGTGCTGACCTACGCAAAACTGGACATGTGGGCGAAATTCCAGGACTTCCAGGTGCGTATCCGCAACGCCATCGTCAAGCGTCAGGCGCTGGACCGCATCATGATCGGCTTTAATGGCGTGAAGCGTGCCAAAACCTCTAATCGTGCTGAAAACCCGCTGCTGCAGGACGTCAATAAAGGCTGGCTGCAGAAAATCCGCGAAGACGCGCCGGATCATGTCATGGGCAGTAAAACCGCAGAAGACGGCACCACTACTGCGGAACCGGTAAAAGTAGGTCCGGGTGGTAAGTATCTAAATCTTGACGCGGTGGTGATGGATACCGTCAACGAGCTGATCGATGTGGAGTATCAGGATGATGACGAGCTGGTTGTTGTCTGTGGTCGTGAACTGCTGTCTGACAAGTATTTCCCACTGGTCAATAAAGAGCAGGACAACAGCGAGAAAATCGCCGCCGATCTGATCATCAGCCAGAAACGCATGGGTGGCCTGCAGGCTGTGCGCGCGCCTTTCTTCCCGGCAAATGCCCTGCTGATCACCCGTCTGGATAACCTGTCCATCTACTGGCAGGAAGACACCCGTCGCCGTTCTGTTATCGACAACCCGAAACGTGACCGGATTGAAAACTTTGAATCCGTCAACGAGGCGTATGTGGTCGAGGACTACCGCTGCGCGGCGCTGGTTGAAAACATCGAAATCGGTGATTTCAGCGCGCCTGCCGCACCGGAAAGTGGGGAATAACGCATGAGCCTGAGTCCCGCACGGCAGCACCGCCTGCGCATTCAGGCTGAACAGGCCGCCCGTGAGGGCGGCAGTGTTCGCCATGCGTCGGGTTATGACCTGATGCTGCTGCAGCTGGCAGAAGACCGCCGCCGCCTCAAGGGCGTCCAGTCCACGGTGAAAAAGGCGGAAATCAAGGTGGAACTGCTGCCGAAATATTCCGCCTGGGCGGAGGGCGTGCTGGCTGCCGGAGGTGCGCAGCAGGATGACGTGCTGATGTACGTGATGCTGTGGCGTATCGACGCCGGTGATTATGCCGGTGCGCTCGAAATCGGGCGCCATGCGCTGCGCCATGGCTGGGTGATGCCTCTGGGCAACCGTAACGTGCAGACCGTGCTGGCAGAAGAAATGGCAGACGCGGCGCAAAGCGCTCTGCTTGCCGCTGCCGGTTTTGATGCTGATCTGCTTCTGCAGACGCTGGACCTGACCACCGATCTTGATATGCCGGATCAGTCGCGGGCGCGCCTGCATAAAGCCATCGGCGCTGTACTGAGCGCAAGCAACCCGGCGTCTGCCCTGAATCACCTTACCCATGCGCTGCAGCTTGATCCCCGCTGCGGTGTGAAAAAAGAAAAGCAGCAACTGGAGCGCAGACTGCGCAATGACAGCCGCTAACGAACGTGCCCCGCGCACGGGCGGCACGGGATGGCGAAAGGCACTGCCACATCAAAATTCCGTCCACCGCCCACTTATTCAGGAGAAAGCCGCATGAAGTTTGTTGCGCCCGAACAGGCACCGGAACAGGCGGAGGTCATCAAAAATACGCCGTTCTGGCCTGATGTGGACCTGTCGGAATTTCGCAGTGTGATGCGCACCGACGGCACGGTGACGCAGCCGCGTTTAAAGCAGGTTGTGCTGACGGCTATTTCTGAGGTTAACGCTGAGCTGTACGACTTCCGCAACCGCCAGCAGTTGCTGGGCTACCGGGCACTGGCTGAGGTTCCGGCGGACATGCTGGACGGTAAAAGCGAGCGTATCCGGCACTACTATAACGCCGTTTTTTGCTGGACGCGTGCCGTACTCAATGAGCGTTATCAGGACTATGACGCCACGGCGTCAGGTGTGAAACGGGGGGAGGAGCTGGCGGAGGCCAGTGGTGATCTGTGGCGTGATGCCCGCTGGGCCATCAGCCGGGTGCAGGATGCGCCGCACTGTACGGTGGAGCTTATCTGATGAAAGTGCGTGCGCATCAGTATGACACGGTGGACGCGCTTTGTTGGCGTCATTACGGGCGCACGCAGGGGGTCACTGAGCAGGTTCTGAAGGCAAATCCGGGGCTGGCAGAGTACGGCCTATTTTTACCGCACGGGCTGCAGGTGGAACTGCCGGACATTACGGCGTCAACCACGGCGCAGACCGTCCAGCTATGGGACTGAATTATGACGCTTGAACGAATCAGCGCCTTTATTACTTACTGCATCGCCGTGCTGCTGGCATGGCTGGGCGATCTATCGCTCAAGGATGCATCAACGGTTGGCGGTGTGCTGATCGGTGTGCTGATGCTGGCTATCAACTGGTACTACAAACACCAGTCTTTCAGGTTGCTGCGCGATGGCAAAATTTCACGGGGGGAATATGAATCCTTCAATCGTTAAGCGCTGCCTTGTCGGGGCTGTGCTGGCTGTCGCCGCCACGCTGACCGGTTTTCAGTCGCTCAAAACCTCCGTTGAAGGGTTGAAACTGATTGCCGATTACGAGGGATGCCGTCTGCAGCCGTATCAGTGCAGCGCAGGTGTCTGGACTGACGGGATCGGCAATACATCCGGGGTGGTGCCGGGGAAAACTATCACGGAGCGGCAGGCGGCGCAGGGGTTAATAAACAATGTGTTGCTGACTGAAAAAAAGCTGGATGCCTGCCTGACGGTTAAGCCCCCGCAACATGTCTACGATGCGCTGGTGAGTATTGGTTTCAATGTGGGGACCGGCGCGATCTGCAGGTCAACCATGGTGTCATATATCAATCGCCAGCAGTGGTGGCAGGCATGCAACCAGCTCCCGCGCTGGATTTACGTTAACGGTGTGAAAAATAAAGGTCTGGAGAACCGCCGTGCAAGGGAAATGGCCTGGTGTCTGAAAGGAACTGGAGCGTGACGCGCGCATTGGTGGTAGGGCTGGCGCTGGTTCTTGCGGCGCTGGGCTGGCAGTCGTGGCGGCTTAACAATGCCAGTCACACCATTGAGACGCAGGGCACGGCGCTGAAAAACAAAACGCAGGAACTGGCAAAGAAAAACAGTCAGTTGATCGGCCTGTCCATTCTGACCGAAACCAACAGCCGGGAGCAGACGCGGCTTTATGCGGCAGCGGAACAGACCACCGCACTGCTGCGAAGCCGCCTGCGCCGGATCGAGGAACTAAAACGTGAAAACGAGGATTTGCGCCGCTGGGCTGACGCTCCTTTGCCAGCTGACATTATCAGGCTGCGCGAACGTCCGGCCCTTGCCGGAGGTGCAGCTTACCGTGAATGGCTGTCCCAGAGTGACGCAGTGCCGCCTGGAAAGGTCAGCGCCGCGCAGTAACGGTGATCTGAATACGGCGCTGGATGAAACAGAGGCCGCCTGGGCGGTCTGTGCTGACAAAGTCGACACGATAGTTGCGTGTCAGGAGCGAAACAGTGAACAAACCGCAGTCCTTACGCAGCGCCTTGAACAAAGCGGTGGCCTATGTCCGCAATAACCCGGATAAGCTGCACCTTTTCGTTGATAACGGCTCACTGGTGGCAACCGGTGCCAGCTCTATGTCATGGGAATACCGCTACACCCTGAACGTGGTGATCGAGGATTTCAGCGGCGACCAGAATCTGCTGATGGCTCCCGTGTTGCTGTGGCTCAGAGAAAACCAGCCGGACGCCATCAACAACCCGGAGTTGCGTGAAAAGCTATTCACCTTTGAAGTAGATATTCTGCGCAATGATGTATGCGATATCAGTCTGAATCTGCAACTGACGGAGCGTGTACTGGTCAGCACTGACGGTAATGTGTCGAGCGTTGAAGCTGTGCCGGAGCCTCACGGATTCGAGGGAATGTGGACGGTGAAACGTGGATGAGCTGCAGAGGGTGGATGACTGGCTAACGGCATTGCTGGCAAATCTGGAGCCTGCAACACGCAGCCGTATGATGCGGCAACTGGCGCAACAGCTGCGCCGGACGCAGCAGCAGAACATCAGGCTGCTGCGTAATCCTGACGGCAGCGGCTATGAGCCGCGCCGGGTGACAGCCCGCAGCAAGAAGGGACGCATCAAACGCCAGATGTTTGCAAAGCTTCGCACAACAAAATACCTGAAAACTGCAACCAGTGTCGACTCTGCCAGTGTGCAGTTTGAGGGCAAGGTGCAGCGCATTGCCCGTGTTCACCACTACGGGCTGCGTGATCGCGTCAGCCGTAAAGGCCCGAAGGTCCGCTACGCAGAGCGCCGCCTGTTGGGCGTAAACGATGAAGTGGAAACTATCATCCGTGATACACTAATGCAATGGCTGCAAGGTGATTTGATTTAGCTAAATAAAGAGCTTATCTTTACACATCAAAATAAGGTCGCAATAATTTTTATAAATTTCAGAGCTCCATTTATTTGCTTCTCTTATTGCTTCTCTGGTCTCAGTGGTCCAACTAAAATCATTAGGTCTTTCATCTGCAGGCACTATGCTTAGCAAAGGACTGTTGTTAATGTAGTCAGCTTTTGTAGAAAGAAAATCATCAAATTTCTTTAGGTTTTCAATTAGCTTTGTGATTTTGATTTCTATTTCACTATCGTGAAAATGTTGATTGGCTAAACCCCATTTATAATGCAAATCGGAAAGTGTCTTTATTTTATTTTCGTGAAAGCCGGCCCCAAAATCATGATCTTTCAATAAGGAAATTAAGGCTGAATCTACTGGTATAATTTCCAAGAAATCATTGTATAACTTAACGTCAGCCATTCTCTTTTTTTCTTGAATTTCTTTTTGGTTGTTTTCATTCGATATTTCAATGTAGGTTTGAAATCCTTTTATAATGAGGTGGTAAATTAGTCCTGAAATAATAAGTGCAAATGCAAAGCCATTGCTCGGGGTAATGTTACCTATGTCAATGAGTGTGATGTTTGATTGGGTGTGCTTATTGTAAAAATCAATAATAAGATTAATGAATAATATGTATGTTGGCGTGGGGAGGGCAATAATACCAATGCCAAAAACGATTAAGGTCCATGTTACTTTATTACTGAACTCTGGAAATGCTTTGTGAATTAGTTTTCTAATAAAAAGGTCTAAATTTTCTTTCATTTTTTTTATCCTTAAAAGTAATACGCTATTGTGCCACGAACCTTACAGTTCTATCTACTGTATTGCGCTTGTTATGGGATGTAGTTTTTGCGTTATGAATGCACAACTGACCGAAATTATGCGCCTTATCACCAATCTGATCCGCACCGGCACCGTGACCGAGGTGGATCGGAAAAAATGGCTATGCCGGGTCAAGGTGGGCGAACTTGAAACCACCTGGATTAACTGGCTGACGCTGCGTGCCGGTGGTGCCCGCACATGGTGGTGTCCGTCGCCGGATGAACAGGTGGTGGTACTTAGCATGGGCGGCAATCTGGAAACCGCATTTGTGCTGCCTGCCATCTACTCCAATCAGTTTCCGCCGCCGTCCGATTCCGTGGACGGCTGCGTGACGGAGTACCCGGACGGGGGATGGTTTGAGTATGAACCCGCCACCGGACGATGGTATGTCAGGGGCATCAAATCCATGGTGATCGAGGCGGCGGACAATATCACCCTCAAAACCGGTGAGTTTGTGGTGGAGGCTGACACCACGCGCATTAACAGCGAGGTGGTGATCAATGGCGGCGTCACCCAGGGCGGCGGCGCAATGAGTTCTAACGGGATCGTAGTTGATGACCATGAGCATACTGGTGTTCTGAAAGGCGGCGCTAATACGGGAGGTCCGGTATGACATTGTATATCGGTATGAGCAGGAATGACGGGCAGGCCATTGCAGATACAGACCATCTGCGCCAGTCGGTGCGGGATATTCTGCTGACGCCGCAGGGCAGCCGTCTTGCCCGCCGGGAATATGGCTCCCTGCTGTCTGCCCTGATTGACCAGCCGCAGAACCCGGCGCTGCGCCTGCAGATTATGTCTGCGGTCTATGTGGCGCTGAACCGCTGGGAACCGCGCCTTACGCTGGACTCCATCACCATCAACGGTAATTTTGACGGCTCTATGGTGGTTGAACTTACCGGACACAGCAATTACGGCGCGCCAGTTTCCCTTTCCGTATCAACAGGAGCAGACAATGGCAGTCATTGATCTTTCCCGGCTACCGCCGCCGCAGATTGTGGACGTGCCGGACTTTGAGGCATTGCTGGCGGAACGCAAGGCCGCCTTTGTGGCCCTCCATCCGGCTGATCAACAGGAGGCCGTTATGCGTACGTTAGCGCTGGAGTCAGAACCTGTCACCAAACTGCTGCAGGAGAATACTTACCGCGAAATCCTGCTGCGCCAGCGTATTAATGAGGCTTCGCAGGCGGTCATGGTGGCCTATTCCATGGGAAATGACCTTGAGCAACTGGCAGGCAACTGCAACGTGAAGCGCCTGACGGTAGTCCCTGCCGATAATGACGCAGTGCCGCCGGTCGCCGCAGTGATGGAAAGTGATGAAGCATTACGCCAGCGCATTCCTGCAGCATTTGAGGGGCTGTCCGTTGCCGGGCCGACGGGAGCCTATGAGTTCCACGCCAGAAGCGCCGACGGGCGGGTGGCAGATGCCAGCGCAACCAGTCCGGCACCGGCAGAGGTGGTGCTTACCGTGCTGAGCCGCGAGGGTGACGGTACGGCAGGGGCTGACCTGCTGGCGGTGGTTGAGCTGGAGCTTAACAGCGAAAAGGTTCGCCCGGTGGCAGACCGCCTGACGGTGCGCAGCGCTGAAATTATTCCGTACAGCGTGCAGGCAACGATCTTCCTTTATCCGGGGCCGGAGGCTGAGCCGGTGATGGCAGAAGCAAAAGCCAGCCTGCAGAAATACATCGCCAGTCAGACGCGGCTGGGACGTGATATCCGCCGCAGTGCCATTTATGCCGCGTTGCACGTAGAGGGCGTCCAGCGTGTGGAACTGGTGTCCCCGCTGGATGATGTGGTGCTGGATAAAACGCAGGCGGCGTCCTGTACAGAGTGGATCGTCACCAACGGGGGCACGGATGAATAGTCTGTTGCCGCCGGGTTCGTCGCCGCTTGAACGTCGACTGGCGCAGACCTGCAGCGGGATTTCCGATCTGCAGGTATCGCTGCGTGATTTGTGGAACCCGGCAACCTGCCCGATCAGATTCCTGCCTTATCTGGCCTGGGCGTTTTCTGTTGACCGCTGGGATGAGAGCTGGACAGAAAGCGTCAAGCGCCGCGTTGTGCAGGACGCTTTTTATATCCATCAGCACAAGGGGACAACCAGCGCCGTGCGGCGTGTGGTGGAGCCGTTTGGCTTCCTAATCCGCATCATTGAGTGGTGGCAGACCGGCGAAACGCCGGGGACGTTCCGTCTTGATATTGGCGTGCAGGACCAGGGCATAACAGAAGAAACCTATCTGGAGCTGGAGCGCCTGATCGGTGACGCCAAACCATGCAGCCGTCATCTGACTGGTATGTCCATCAACCTGCAGATAGGCGGCCCGTATTTTGTGGGTGCAGCCACCTACACCGGCGAAGAAATCACGATCTACCCGTATATCAACGAAACCATTATTTCCGGCGGCACCGCATATGAGGGCGGGGCGGTCCATGTTATTGACACAATGAGAGTGAACCCATGAGCGCAAAATTTTATACCCTGCTGACGGATATCGGCGCGGCGAAACTGGCAAGCGCCGCCGCACTCGGTGTTCCGTTGAAAATTACCCATATGGCGGTGGGTAGCGGTGGCGGTGTGCTGCCCACACCCAACGCGCAACAGACCGCGTTAGTGGCTGAGGAGCGCCGCGCAGCGCTGAATATGCTGTATATCGACCCGCAGAATAGCAGCCAGATTATTGCTGAGCAGGTGATCCCGGAAAATGAGGGTGGGTGGTGGATCCGTGAAGTCGGCCTGTTTGATGAAACCGGTGCACTGATTGCTGTGGGAAACTGCCCGGAGAGCTACAAGCCGAAGCTGGCGGAGGGGAGCGGACGCACGCAGACCGTGCGTATGGTTCTGATTACCAGCAGCACCGATAACATCACCCTGAAAATTGACCCTGCTGTGGTTCTGGCAACCCGCAAATATGTGGATGATAAGGTGCTGGAGCTTAAGGTGTATGTGGATGACCTGATGGCAAAGCATCTTGCTGCTGTTGATCCTCATTCTCAGTATGCACCAAAAGACAGTCCGACACTCACCGGCACGCCAAAAGCGCCGACGGCGGCGGCAGGCAATAATTCCACACAGCTTGCAAACACGGCCTTTGTGCAGGCTGCTATTCTTGCTCTGATTGGTGGCGTACCGGCAACGCTGGATACGCTGAAAGAAATTGCAGCAGCTATCAATAATGATCCGAATTTCAGTACCACCATTAACAATGCGCTGGCTCTGAAAGCAGCGCTGGCAAGCCCGGCCCTGACCGGAATGCCAACGGCCCCCACTGCAGTTCAGTCAACGAACAATACGCAGATCGCCACTACCGCGTTTGTGAAAACTGCTGTTGCGGGGCTGGTCGGTTCGTCGCCGGAGGCATTGGATACACTGAATGAACTGGCGGCTGCGCTGGGGAATGATCCTAACTTTGCGACAACAGTGATGAACGCGCTGGCGGGGAAACAGCCACTTGATGCCACGCTGACGAATCTCAGCGGGAAAAGCATTTCGGGGCTTCTCGAATACCTTCAATTGGAAGAAACAGTTAAATTGGCGGCAAATGCGTGTCAGGTTAAAGAGTCAGCTTTAGCCGTTGACCTGAATACGCTTTACGATTTTTCCAGTGCGGGAGTGTATTTTCAGTCTCTTGATGAGAATGCCACGTCTGAGCATCATTACCCCACCACAGAAGCCGGTACGCTGTTAGTCACCCCCAGCGCCTACGGTTGCCAGCAGGAATACACTTCTTTCGGTTCCGGGCGAAAATTTGTAAGGGGGCTTGAAACGACAGGGGGACCGTGGAAACCGTGGACTGAGTTTTATGGAACAAACCATAAACCAGCTCCTTCAGATATTGGCGCACTTGCGGCGAATGCAGTCGCGATAGCAGCGGCAAAACTTTCTGCCGCACGGTTAATTAATGGTGTATCTTTCGATGGCAGTAAAGATATCAATCTTCCATTGCTCGGCTACGGGCAGTCCTGGGTTGATGTTACTTCACAGCGTTCAGTGGGGGTCACCTATACAAACTCAACCGGAAGACCTATACAGATTCTTTTGGACTTTGTACGACCGACTACAGAATGGGTTCTCAATGTTGTTGTGGATGGATTAAAACCATATGGAGCTGACGGCTATTGTCCGATTATTCCTCCAGGGGCAACTTACAGGGTCAATGCTTCAGGAATAACAACATTAACGTGGAGGGAATTAAGATGAAATATTATATTTATGGCGACAGTAATATTTACGCTTTTGAAGATGATGCCGATGAGAGTTTTATTCTGTCTGACATGAAAAAAATCAATGAGAAAGACGCATTAAGTATTGCTAACCCACCGCCAACTCAGTCCGCGTTGATTGAAATCGCTAATGCTAACAAAACAGAATTAAGACGAATTGCGGATGATGAGATAAGTTGGCTTAGAGATGTGATAGAATCAGGAATTGCAACAGATGCAGAGTTTTTTAAGTTTGAGCAATGGAGAACATACAGGATTCTATTGATGCGAGTCGATACAGCCGATACAAACATAAGTTGGCCTCAACAGCCATGAACTAAAATTGTACAGATTTATCATTGGTAGGATGCAATGAAAGCAAAGATATATGGGTTTTATTGCGTTAACCATAATATCATTTGTGTTGAGCTCATGAAAGCTTATGTGATATCATGTTTTGATAACATAACTGTAATAATTTAATTATGGCAATTAAAGAAGAGAAAGCTTCAAAAAGTAAAGAGATTTATACATTGTCTTTTTTAAGAGGGATTGCATCGTTATATGTTGTAATCGCTCATGTTATGATATGGGGAGGGTACAGTGGGTATTTCCCAAACCCCAAAGTAGCAGTTGATGTTTTCATATTTATATCAGGGTTTCTTATTTTTGGTGGTATCTTTTCGAAGAAAAGAAGTTTATCTGTTTATTTAAAGCATAGATTTTTTAGAATAGCCCCATGTTACTATTTTAGCATACTGATTTTTACTTTGTTATATCCATATGTTAAAGAAGGACTGGTGTATATACAATCTCTTGACAGGGTTAGATGGCCGATAGGTAGTATTTATGATGCTGGTCTTGTTGTGTATGATCTAAAAAACATTCTGATGCATGTTAGCTTTATTTTTGGTTTTTTTCCTAAATATTCTCAGTCTTCATATATGGGGGATTGGAGTATAGGTTTGGAAATGCAGTTTTACTTACTTGCACCTATTTTAGTCTTGTTTTTATTAAGGTGGTGGGCGGTTTTAATACTTACTCTAACTGCTATTTATTCTTGCGTTTTTTCTAGTCAGAATTTTTTTACGTTAAGTTTTATAGAGCCTAGCTTTATAGTTATTAAGCTTCATATATTTGTTCTTGGCGGGATAACATATCTTGCAATAAGAAATAATGGAATTTATAAGACTTTTTTAGTTTGTTTGTCATTGTTATTGGTATATGTCCAATACTGGGTTCAAAGAAATGGCTTTATATCAAATAACTCATCAGTCTATCTGTTGCTGAGTGTGGTTCTTGTATTGTTTCATAAGAATTTAAATTCGATATTTGATAATTTTATAGTGCGTTTCTTATCCCAGATATCTTATCCTCTTTACTTAATACATGGTGTTTTTCTGGCTTTATCTGGTTTGGTATATATGAGAGTAGAACATCACATATCATTACTTTTGGTTATGGGGGTTGTTACTCTTCCGTTATCAATTTTTTCAGCGTGGCTGATTTCAATTACTATTGAGAAAAAAGGAATAGAGTTAGCAAGAAAGGATATTTTTGCATTTAAAATGGAACGATAAATATAAAATTGTAAATGTTAATATATGTATTGGCGGTAGGGTATATTTTTTGTGTAATATTCAAAATGAGGTTAATGGCGGTGTCGTGTAAATGATACCGCTAGAGAATATATCGAAGACTTTCTTTGTTCTATCAGACGAATAGAATGTAAAATAAGTTTTCTATGGCTCATTTGAACAACATATATCTATCAAATATCTACACAATGCAATACGTTTATATAGATGTATTTCTGCAATAATACTTGTTAAGATGAATACAGGTTGTATTGTCACTGAGTTATATAAATTTATCGTTCGCTAAAATCCTTCGGTTTATTTGAATGATGATCTATAAGTTTATTTTATAAATAATGGCATTTTTACAACAAATACTCTGCGGTTTATTTTATATTTATTCTTGTCTAAAGATACATCATGGTATTTCAATCGATTTTGTGGAATGGCGGAAGCTCTGGATGTGAACTCCAGAGGCCAGGAAACGCATCGACCAATAACTTTCAACGAGTTGAAATACTTTCATTTTCCGCCGTTTTTATTACTCCCTGGTTGTATCATTTTCCATACAACTCCCAACCCGTGCGCGGTACACATATCACACAGAATATAGGCACACCCCTGTAAAACGGAGAGATTGCCTTATGGCTCAGGATTACCACCACGGGGTGCGCGTTGTTGAAGTCAACGACGGCACCCGCTCCCTCACTACGGTAAGCACTGCTATCGTGGGTATGGTCTGCACCGGCGATGATGCTGATGCGTCCGTGTTCCCTCTCAATAAGCCGGTTCTGCTGACAGATGTGCTGGAGGCCAGCGGTAAAGCAGGCGAGTCCGGCACACTGGCCCGTTCACTGAATGCTATAGCCGACCAGTCAAAGCCCGTGACGGTTGTTGTGCGCGTGGCGCAGGGCGAAACCGAAGCGGAAACCACCTCCAATATTATCGGTGGCGTCACGTCCGACGGTAAAAAAACGGGTATGAAAGCGCTGCTTTCTGCGCAGTCGCAGCTGAAAGTTAAGCCGCGCATTCTCGGTGTGCCGGGGCATGACACACAGGCGGTAGCTACTGAGCTGATGAGTATTGCGCAGAGCCTGCGCGGGTTTGCCTACCTGTCTGCCTATGGCTGCAAGACGGTGGAGGAAGCCATTGCTTACCGGGACAATTTCAGCCAGCGAGAAGGGATGCTGATCTGGCCTGATTTCATCAACTTTGACACCGTGCTGAAAGCCGATGCGACGGCTTACGCCTCCGCACGTGCGCTCGGTCTGCGCGCCAAAATCGACGAACAGACCGGCTGGCACAAAACCCTGTCCAACGTGGGTGTGAATGGCGTCACCGGTATTTCCGCTGATGTGTTCTGGGATCTGCAGGACCCGGCAACGGATGCGGGACTGCTGAACCAGAACGACGTCACCACGCTGATCTGTAAAGACGGGTTCCGCTTCTGGGGTTCTCGCTGCCTCAGTGACGATCCTTTGTTTGCGTTTGAGAACTACACCCGCACGGCGCAGGTGCTGGCTGACACGATTGCAGAGGGGCATATGTGGGCGGTGGATAAGCCACTGAATCCGTCACTGGCCCGCGACATTATCGAAGGTATCCGCGCCAAATTACGCAGCCTGGTGAATCAGGGATACCTCATCGGGGCGGACTGCTGGCTGGATGAGTCAGTGAACGATAAAGACTCCCTGAAAGCCGGGAAACTCACCATCGACTACGACTACACGCCTGTGCCGCCGCTTGAAAATCTGATGCTGCGCCAGCGCATCACCGATCGCTACCTGGTCGATTTTGCCAGCCGTGTCAGTGCATAAGGGGGATACATGGCATTACCACGCAAGTTAAAACACCTGAACCTATTCAACGACGGGAACAACTGGCAGGGGATCGTTGAGTCCCTGACCCTGCCGAAATTCACCCGCAAGTTTGAGAAGTATCGCGGCGGCGGTATGCCGGGCGCGGTGGATGTGGATATGGGGCTGGATGACGGCGCACTGGACACGGAATTTTCAATCGGCGGCACCGAACTGTTGTTATTCAAGCAGATGGGCAAGGCAACCGTTGACGGCATCCAGCTGCGTTTCACTGGCTCTATTCAGCGTGACGATACCGGCGAAGTGCAGGCCATTGAGCTGGTTGTGCGCGGGCGTCATAAAGAAGTGGATTCCGGCGAGTGGAAAACCGGCGAGAGCAGCACCACCAAAGTCAGCAGCACCAACAGCTACGCGAAGCTGACCATTAACGGCGAAGTGCTCTATGAGGTTGATCTGGTCAACATGATTGAAATCGTTGACGGCGTGGACCTGATGGAAGCACACCGTAACGCCCTTGGCCTCTGATTTAACTTAACGGCGCGGTGATCCGCGCCAGTATCTGATTAACAGGAAACGAACATGAGCGACAAGCAGACTGAAAAAACCGTACAACTGGATACGCCAGTCATGCGCGGTAAAACCCAAATCACCGAAATTGTGCTGCGTAAGCCGCAGTCCGGTGCGCTGCGCGGCACCCGCCTGCAGGCCATTATGGATATGGACGTGGGGGCCATGATGACAGTGATCCCGCGTATTTCCACCCCGACGCTGACCGCACAGGAAATGGCTGAACTGGACCCCGCCGATCTCACCGCGCTGTCGGTCGAGGTGGTGACTTTTTTGTTGAAGAAGTCGGTGCTTGCCGGTTTACCGACAGCCTGACGATTGATGACCTGGTGGCGGATATCGCCACCATCTTTCACTGGTCGCCGTCCATCACTGACGTTATGCCGCTGACTGAGGTGCTGGAGTGGCGGCACAAAGCGATTCAGAGAAGCGGGGCCAGCGATGAGTGACAATAACCTGCGTCTGCAGGTGATCCTGAATGCGGTTGACAAACTCACCCGCCCATTTCGATCCGCGCAGACCAGCTCAAGGGAGCTGGCTGCTGCTGTCAAAAAATCCCGCGATGCAATAAAGCAGCTTGATCAGGCCGGGAGCAGTCTGGACAGCTTCCGAAAGCTACAGGCAGAAAATCAGAAACTGGGCGACCGGCTGAACTATGCCCGCCAGCGTGCAAATTTACTCAGTCATGAGCTGGGTGCGATGGGGCCGCCTTCCCAACGGCAGGTTGTTGCTCTGGGCCGTCAACAGCTGGCTGTTCAGCGTCTGGAAGAACGCCAGAAAAAGCTGCAGCAGCAGACTGCGCTGGTGCGCGCAGAGCTTTATCGTGCCGGTATTTCAGCCAGTGATGGTGCCAGCGCGACGGCCCGCATTGCCCGTGAAACAATGCGTTATAACAGGCAGCTTTCTGAACAGGAAGCCAGGTTACGACGTGTAGGGGAGCAACAGCGAAAAATGCACGCCGCCCGTGCGGCATACTCCAGGAGTCTTGAGGTAAGGGATCGCATTGCAGGAGCCGGGGCCACCACCACGGCAGCGGGGCTGGCAATGGGCGCGCCGGTTATGGCTGCAGTTAAGAGCTACGCCAGTATGGAAGATGCCATGAAAGGCGTGGCAAAGCAGGTAAACGGGCTGCGTGACGATAACGGCAACCGTACAAAACAGTTTTATGACATGCAGGATGCCATCAAGGCTGCCAGTGAGCAGCTGCCGATGGAGAATGGCGCTATAGACTATGCCGCGCTGGTTGAGGGGGGCGCGCGCATGGGCGTGACCAGCCAGGATGATCCTTACGAAGACCAGAAACGTGACCTGCTGGCCTTTGCATCCACGGCGGCAAAAGCTGCAACGGCCTTTGAGCTGCCCGCCGATGAGCTGGCGGAAGGGCTGGGGAAAATCGCGCAGCTCTATAAAGTGCCGACGCGCAATATTGAACAACTGGGCGATGCGCTGAACTACCTGGACGATAACGCCATGTCAAAGGGTGGGGACATTATCAACGTCCTGCAGCGTATGGGGGGCGTAGCTGACCGCCTTGACTTCCGAAAGGCTGCTGCGCTGGGTTCAACATTCCTTTCTCTTGGGGCTGCCCCGGAAATTGCCGCCAGCGCCTCTAATGCCATGGTGCGTGAACTGTCCATTGCCACCATGCAAAGTAAGCGCTTCTTTGAAGGTATGAACCTGCTGAAACTCAATCCTGCGGAGATTGAAAAGCTGATGACCACCGATGCCATGGGCACCATTCAGCGGGTTCTGGAGAAGGTCAACAATCTGCCGCAGGATAAACGCCTGTCAGCCATGACAATGATTTTTGGTAAAGAGTTTGGCGATGATGCGGCAAAGCTGGCTAACAACCTGCCGGAGCTGCAGCGTCAGCTGAAACTCACATCAGGCAGTGGTGCTAATGGCTCCATGCAGAAAGAATCCGACATTAACAAGGATTCATTGTCTGCGCAGTGGTTGCTGGTTAAGACGGGGGCGCAGAACGCTTTCAGCAGTCTGGGGGAAACGTTGCGCCAGCCGCTGATGGATATTATGGGCATGGTTAAGGGCGTGACCGGGGCGCTGCGTCGCTGGGTGGAGCAGAATCCTGTGCTGGCTGGCACACTGATGAAAGTGGCGGCGGCTACGGCGGCTGTCACTGTCGGGCTGGGTACACTTGCCGTGGCAGTGGCTGCTGTGCTGGGGCCGATTGCGGTGATTCGGTTTGGCTTGTCTGTGCTGGGTGTAAAAACATTACCTTCCGTTGCTGCAGCGGTAACACGTACTGGCGGTGCCCTGTCATGGCTGGCAGGTGCGCCACTTTCCCTGTTGCGTCGGGGTATGGCGTCATCCGGTGGCAGTGTCTGGTTATTGAGTGCCCCGCTTAATTCCCTGCGTCGCTCAGCCGGAATAGCGGGTAATGCACTGAAAACGGTGGCAGGTGCGCCGCTTGCCGTGTTCCGTGCCGGTATGTCAGGCATCCGTAATATTATCGGTATGGTGATGAACCCGCTGGCGGCGTTGCGGGGTGGGCTGACAGCTACCGGTGGCGTATTGCGTTTTCTTGTTTCTGGTCCGCTGGCATTACTTCGCGGCGCGCTGTCTGGTATTTCCGGCATGCTGGGTGCGCTGCTCAGTCCGATAGGGCTGGTTGTGGCTGCGCTGGCTGGTGTGGCGCTGGTTGTGTGGAAATACTGGCAGCCCATCAGTGCATTTCTGGGGGGCGTGGTGGAAGGGTTCAAAGCCGCTGCTGCGCCAATCAGCGCCGCCTTTGATCCGCTCAGACCCGTGTTTCAGTGGATTGGTGACAGGGTGCAGGCCTTGTGGGGCTGGTTCAATGATTTACTTACGCCGGTTAAATCCACTTCCGAAGAACTGAACAGCGCAGCTGCAATGGGGCGCCGGTTTGGTGAGGCGCTGGTGGAAGGTCTGAATAGGGTGATGCACCCGCTGGAATCACTTAAATCCGGTGTGTCGTGGCTGCTGGAAAAGCTCGGTATTGTCAGTAAGGAGGCGGCAAAGGCGAAACTGCCCGCGCAGGTCACGCAGCAGCAGTCCGCCACGGTGAACAGTGACGGCAAAGTGGTGCTGCCGCCCGGCGGGTTCCCGGCTTACGCGGGGATGTACGACACGGGCGGGATCATTCCACGCGGGCAGTTTGGCATTGTCGGAGAAAATGGCCCTGAAATTGTGAACGGACCGGCAAATGTCACCAGCAGGCGGCGTACTGCTGCGCTGGCCTCTGTCGTTGCAGGCGCGATGGGGGTTGCGGCGACACCTGCAGAAGTGGCTCCGCTTCATCCGTTCAGTCTGCCTGCGAGGGCATACCAGACGCAGCCAGTTAAGGCTGACAGCCCGCCGTCAGTTATTCGTTATGAGATAAATGCGCCCATTCATATCGTCGCGCAGCCGGGACAGAGTGCGCAGGATATTGCCCGTGAAGTGGCACGCCAGCTTGACGAGCGGGAACGCAGGGCCAGGGCAAAAGCGCGCAGCAATTTCAGCGATCAGGGGGGGTATGAATCATGATGATGGTGCTGGGTTTATATGTATTTATGTTGCGCACTGTCCCTTATCAGGAGCTGCAGTATCAGCGCAGCTGGCGACATGCAGCCAACAGCCGGGTGAACCGCCGCCCGTCAACGCAGTTTCTTGGCCCGGATAATGATTCACTGACACTGTCCGGGGTTCTGCTGCCGGAAGTGACCGGAGGCAGGCTGTCATTGCTGGCGCTGGAGTTGATGGCAGAGCAGGGCAAAGCCTGGCCTTTGATTGAAGGCAGCGGAACCATTTACGGCATGTTTGTTATTGAAAGTCTGAGCCAGACAAAGACGGAGTTTTTTGCCAGTGGCATGCCCAGGCGCATTGAGTTTACGATCACCCTCAAACGGGTTGATGAATCGCTGTCTGACATGTTCGGGAGCCTGAGTGACCAGCTCAGCAACCTGCAGGACTCTGCTGCCTCCGCGATTGGGGGGATTAAGAACACGGCAGGAGGATTGCTGCAGTGAACGTTAATTCTGATCTTCTGAATCTGAACAGCAAAAGCCCGGCGTTCAGTATCGTCATTGAAGGTAAGGACGTGACGACCGTGCTGGATACCCGCCTGATGAGTCTGACGCTGACGGATAATCGGGGCTTTGAAGCGGACCAGCTTGATCTGGAGCTGGACGACGCCGACGGGCTGATCGCCCTGCCGCGACGTGGGGCAGTGATTCAGCTGGCGCTGGGCTGGAAAGGCCAGCCGCTTTTCCCTAAAGGGGCTTTTACTGTGGATGAAATTGAACACAGCGGTGCCCCTGACCGGCTGACCATCCGGGCGCGTAGCGCAGATTTCCGTGAAACCCTCAATACACGGCGCGAAAAATCATGGCATCAGACAACGGTGGGGGAGGTGGTAAAGGAAATCGCCGCCCGGCATAACCTCAAAGTGGCGCTGGGCAAAGACCTGACGGATAAGGCGCTGGATCATATGGACCAGACCAATGAAAGCGATGCAAGTTTTCTGATGAAACTGGCGAGACAGTATGGGGCGATTGCTTCCGTTAAAGACGGGAATCTGCTGTTTATCCGGCAGGGACAGGGAAGAACGGCGAGCGGCAAGCCGCTGCCGGTCATCACCATCACGCACAAAGCCGGTGACGGTCATCGGTTCACCCTTGCTGATCGTGGTGCCTATACCGGTGTTATTGCCAGCTGGTTGCATACGCGTGAACCCAGGAACAAAGAGACAACCAGTGTTAAGCGTCGTCGAAAGAAAACCACCACACCCAAAGAGCCGGAAGCAAAACAGGGCGATTATCTGGTGGGAACGGATGAAAACGTGCTGGTTCTTAATCGTACCTACGCCAACCGGAGCAATGCAGAGCGCGCAGCAAAAATGCAGTGGGAACGTCTGCAGCGCGGGGTTGCTTCATTTTCCCTGCAGCTCGCTGAGGGGCGGGCTGATCTCTATACGGAAATGCCGGTGAAGGTGACGGGGTTTAAGCAGCCGATCGATGATGCAGAATGGACCATTACCACCCTGACGCATTCTGTCAGCCCGGATAATGGATTTACGACCAGCATGGAGCTTGAAGTGAAAATAGATGAGTTCGCAATGGAATGATTAGTTCCAAATTGCGAACAATAATGTATCATTATTGCGAACTGGTTAATAATGAGGGCTGATTATTATGATGAATTGTCCTATGTGCGGGCAGGCTGCACATACCCGAAGCAGCTTCCAGGTTTCCAATGAAACCAAAGAACGCTACAACCAGTGCACTAACATCGAGTGCGGGCATACCTTCGTGACGCATGAGACTTTTGTGCGCTCAGTATGCCGTCCTCAAAAAATCAGCGCAGCACCGCCTCATCCAAAAGGTATGCAGGAACAATTTGCTTACTGATACTGACCCGCCGCTGGCGGGTTTTTTACGTCTGGTGCCGCCATAACAAAAGCGCTGTCGCCACTTTGTCGCCACATCTGAATAAGTGGTTATCTAAGTGGTTGATTGGAATGGGGCTGAATTTCAGGCAACAAAAAACCCATCAACCTTGAACCAAAACGGCGGGGTTGATGGGCTCCACAAATTGGGGACATCAAAGAAAAGCAGTGGCAATAGTTATGACTGACGCCTTGAAGAAAAGTTCTGCTTACCTGCAAAAAATTTTCGTTTAAGGGTAAATTTCAGCGCTAACCAAGGCCAGGCCAGACAATGACGATGAGTGTCCCCGCTAATGTCAGCAGAACGTTGGCTATCGCGTAGGTCCCGGCATAGCCTAACGCAGGGATGTTGCTGCGTGCGGTGTCGCTGATGATTTCCATTGCCGGAGCACAGGTACGTGCGCCCATCATGGCGCCAAACAGCAGGGCGCGGTTCATGCGCAATACGTAAGCACCAAACAAGAAACAGATAACAACCGGAACCAGGCTGACTACCAGACCGGCAATCAACATTTGACCACCGACGGCCCCCAGCCCATTACCAATGCCACTGCCTGCGCTTAAACCGACGCCAGCCATGAATACCATCAGGCCAAACTCTTTCACCATGTTTAGCGCACCCTGTGGGATGTAGCCAAACGTTGGATGGTTGGCTCGCAGGAAGCCCAGCATGATACCGGCGAACAGCAGTCCAGCCGCATTCCCGATGCCGAAGCTGAAATTACTGAACTGGAAAGTGATCATCCCGATCATCAGACCGATGATAAAGAAGGCGCAGAAGGCCAGCAGATCGGTAACCTGACTGTGAATCGAAATGAAGCCGATACGATCGGCAATGGTTTTCACGCGACGAGCATCACCGCTGACCTGCAATACGTCACCTTTGTTGAGCACGACGTTGTCATCAATAGGCATTTCAATCTGGCTGCGGATCACGCGGTTCAGGAAACAACCGTGGTCGGTCAGTTTCAACTGGGCCAGGCGACGACCAACGGCATTGTGGTTTTTCACTACAATTTCTTCAGTGACGATGCGCATATCGAGCAGATCGCGATCGAACACCTCTTTACCGTTACGGAAGCTGGGATCGAGGCGGGCATGGGCGTCCGGATAACCCACCAGGGCTATCTCATCGCCCATTTGCAGCACCGCGTCACCATCCGGGTTGGCAAGAATGCCGTTGCGACGGATGCGTTCGATGTAACAACCGGTCTGACGATAAATACCCAGTTCGCGCAGATTTTTACCATCGGCCCATGCCACCAGCTCCGGGCCAACGCGATAGGCGCGAATCACCGGGAGGTAAACTTTACGATTGGCGTCAGTATCCAGGCCCCGTTCACGCGCGATTTGTTGGGCGCTGGTTTGTAGGTCCTGATGCTGAAGTTTCGGCAAATAGCGCGCACCAACAATCAGACTGACCAGACCAATCAAATAGGTGAGGGCGTAACCCAAGCTCAGGTTATCGAGAGCGCTTGAAAGTTGTGTCCCTGACATTCCTGAATGGCGCAAGGTGTCACCTGCGCCGACCAGCACCGGCGTTGAGGTCATCGAGCCAGCCAGCATACCCGCCGTCAGGCCGATGTCCCAGCCAAATAGCTTACCCAGCCCCAGGGCGATCAGCATTGCGCTACCGACCATCACCAGGGCAAGCATTAGATAATTTTTCCCATCGCGAAAAAAAATCGAAAAAAAGTTGGGGCCGGCTTCGACGCCGACGCAAAAAATAAACAGCATAAAGCCGAGATTTAATGCATCGGTGTTAATACTAAAGTGCTGCTGACCTAATAATAGGGAGACCACTAAAACGCCAATGGAATTACCGAGTTGGACTGAACCCAGACGCAATTTGCCCAGACACAGGCCCAGAGCCAGGACCACAAATAATAACAGGATGTAATTCCCATTTAACAAATCTGCGACGTTTATATTCACGGAGACTAACTTCTTGTTTACTAGTAAGCTATTGAAAGAAATGGCAATTTACGCTAATGTTTTTGCCAGAAATTAAGGGGCGATAGCATCGTACACAGCCCCGAATAATGCAGCATAACAATATATGCGGCTAGTTTAATCTCATTACGTATCAACGGCTATAAGAATCGTGTGGGTGTGTTTTTGGCATGGAATGCCGAGTTACTTTATCTGACTGGACGCCTGCGGGCGAAAAGAGTGTTCGATAGAGAATGTGTCAGGAGGAACGATTGAAACATAAGCAAAGTTGGGCGAGTGCGGTCTGCTGCTTTGTGCTCTTTATTGTGGTGTGTCTTTCATTAACGCTGAACGTGAAAGGGGCATTCAGAGCAGCAGGGCATCCTGAGGTCGGATTGTTGTTTTTTATCTTACCTGGTGCTGCAGCAAGCTTTTTTTCCCATCGTCGGGAAGTACTCAAACCCCTTCTTGGTGCAATGTTGGCGGCGCCGTGCTGCCTGTTACTGATGCGTTTCGTTTTTATGCCGACGCGTTCATTGTGGCAAGAGCTGGCGTGGTTGTTTAGTGCGGTGTTTTGGTGCGCGCTTGGCGCATTATGTTTTTTATTTATCAGTAGCTTATTCAATCAGCATCAACGGCGGAAAAAGAACTGATGACGCCCTCAAGCTGAGGGCGTAGAAACAGCTATCAGGCGAACAGATTCATATTCTCTTTTGCCCATGCTTCAAAATCCGTGCAGCCGCCGATGTGTTTTTGATCGACGAAAATCTGCGGAACGGTTTCAACTGGCTTACCTACTGTTTTTTCCAGATCTGCTTTGGTAATTCCTTCAGCATGGATATCAATGTAGCGGAAGTTAAAATCGTCATGCTCACTGCTTAATTTTTCTGCTAATTCTTTTGCGCGCACGCAATACGGGCACCCTGGGCGACCAAAAATAACGGCAAACAT